TTCTCTGATGCTGTTAGCCCAAGCTATTTGTTTTTCTGAACCTTTTAATTCTACCATTTCTTTTTCCTCCTTTTTTTGAGATAGGAAAGATAAGCATAAACCTAATTGAGCTTGATAATCTACTTCTGGATATTGTTCTTTTATTTCCTTTGTCATTTTATGAGCTTCTTTCATTAAATTTCTTTTCATCTTTCTTACCCCTTTTCTTAATATTTATTATACTTATATTGTATATCAACCCCCGTTTATTGTCAACCTTATTTTAAAACTTTTTCAAATTTATTTTTCGACAATAAAAAACAGGCTAGAATTAACTAACCTGTTTTCGTGAATGGGCGTTTACATCCCTATTTTTTAAATTCATTCATATTACACACCTTCAAAGCTCCAACCATTTTCTCCAACTACCTCTAAAATCTCTTTTAAAGTATAGTTCTCAAATGGATGTCTATCATAAATCCCATGTGATATATCTTCACTATCAAAAGTGTAATTATATACAGACCAATCATAATCTTTTGCTTCTGCTTTGCTCATGCAATCTGTATCTTCTATATTTTCAAAACTTATAAAATCCCAGCAACATGGATGTACTAAGTCATGTCTAAATCCTTTCACCTTATTATATGTTATATATATTCCACTCTTAAAAAATTTAGATGATTCATACATTTCCATCAAATATTCATCACTTAGAAATTTTAATTTATCCATAGTATCCCCCTTTTATATCAAAATTAACTAATTCAATTTCTGCTTCTTCTAATATTTCACTTGATAATTCATCAGGATAATCTCCTAAATAAACTATTTTTTCTATTCCTGCATTTATACACATCTTTGCACATAATACACAAGGTTTTGTAGTTACATATAACGTAGAATGATTTATATTAACTCCATTGTAAGCTGCTTGAATTATAGCATTTTGTTCAGCATGTAAAGCTCTACAAAGTTCATGTCTTTGTCCTGATGGTATTTTTAGTTGTTTTCTTTTGCATCCGATTTCTTCACAATGTTTTAATTTTTTAGGTGCTCCATTATAACCAGTCGCTAGAATTTGTTTATCTTTTACAATAACTGCTCCTACTTGTCTTCTAATACAAGTTGAACGTTTCTTTACTATTTCAGCAATTTCCATAAAATACTCATCCCATGTTGGTCTCATAATTATTTCTCCTAATCATATCCATGTTCTTTTTTAAATTCAATAAACCATTTTCTTAAAGCTAAGTATTTTTCTTCTCTAGTATCCACTTCTTCTTTTGTAGGTTTTCTACCACAACTATGCTTATTACCTTCGGGACAATATCCTAATTTTTCACAGTTAGGAACTAAATATGTTTTGTATCTCGGCTCTATTTCTACTACTTGTTTGACCATTTCTTTTACTATTGTTCTAATTGGCAACTCTGCTCGTGTGCAAAGTCGTATATTTGCTAGATGCATTAAACATTCTAGGTTAACTGCTATATTACATTCTGTTGCTACTCCAATAGGTAATATTGTTCTAGCTATCTCATTAGCTTTTTCTCCTGTTATACCACCATCTTCTAAGAAAGTTTGTATATAGTTATATTGGGCATTAACTATATCTTCTTGGTCTTTTATTGTCTTAACCATATATGGACTATCTAGTAACTCTGGAGCTATATATATACTTACCTTTCCATCTTTATTACAATATCTTAAGCTTTGTACATTAGTTACAAATCCTTGTGTATGTCTTACTATCTGATCTACTGCTGAACGTGGTATATTTTTTAATTCAAATACCATGTATAGATGTCTACTTCCACTTAGATGTCCACTTTGTAAACAACTTTCTCCAACTTTTTCTGCATATTTAGTATTTGTGTTATAACAAACTGCACTAAAGCGCCCCTGTCTTTCTATAAAGTTTGAAACTTCATCTTTATTTATTAATTTTATATCAAAATCTTTTAGTGTAAACATATTATTTTTCCTCCCATTCTTCTAATTCTTTTCTCAAATGATTTAATTTTGCCCATGCATAGTTAAATTTTTCTGTTCTTTCAAATACATAATTTCCTTGATAATCTCTTGTGAATTTAATTTTTAACCATGATAAAGCTAATGCTAAATATGTACTTTTTACAATTTTCTTTTCCTTTGTATCTACAGGTTTAGTTTGTTTTATAGGTCCTTGGCCATTAAGTTGTCTACATTTCTTTTCATCAGGATCTAAAAACATACATAAGTCATTAATTTTAGAACATTTTATTTGTTTCCCCACTTTTGTTGCATGTTTGCATTTCATAAATTTTAACTTCCTCCCTCATTTTGCCTTTGGTTAAACAGCCACAATCTTTGCATTGACTGACTACTCCATAATCTATTTCTAAGAAGAACACCATACCCCCACAAAGAGGGCAGGCATTCTCTTTTCCTCCTAAGATTTTCTTCATATTTTCACCTTACATATATAACTTACTTACTATCCATGCTCCAATAACAATTATGATTATTGCATCTGCTATTGCTCTATTCATATTCTTCTATCCCTTCTTTAAATGTCCAGTCAGCAGGTACATCGTCAACAGGGCAATTTTCAAGTATTTCACATATAGGACAATTACCTTCTCCAGAAGTCCAAGTGCAATCTATCCCAGTAATACGTTTACAAGTTTTTTGAATTACTTTAAGTGCTTTTATTAACTCTTTTCTATCTTCCATTAGTTCACCTTCTTTATTAACACATTTCTCCATTAATATAATCAATATCTATAGCAAATTTTTCTGCTATGTCATTTGTACCATATAGTATTTCGTTTAATTCAAATTTATTGACCTTACATGTACCTTGTATAAAAGAGCCATTATGGAGAAAAGTTATATTAACGCAATAATATGGAGTTATTTCTTTTTTTACACTAATAGGAGGGTCACAACTTGCTACTGAATTGACTTTAATAATATCATCGCGAGATTTTAATAGTACTTTCATTATTTCACCTTCTTTATGCGAATTATTTGTATTTATCTTCTTTGTGTAGTCCAATTTTCTGGTATCCAATTTTCTGGTGTTGGAACGTAAAAACTTTGTACACAGTCACCTAATATTTTTTTTTACTTGACATTTGTTGCAATCTTGATTGCTACTGCATTCTTTTTTTAATATTTCTAATGCTTGTTTTACTTCTTCCATTATTTCCCCTCCAGTAGTTCTTTATTTTCGTATATATTCCCTATAATTTTATTTTCCTCCTATCAAATGAATTGTATTGTTTTGCTTATGATGATCATATATAGTAACATCTTTTCTTTTTATTTCTATAACCATGTTATATGTGTATCTATATTGTATTGAGGATAACTCAAATTTGATTATCTCTAATTTTTTAGCTTCAATTTGTCTTTTCATAAATTCAATATCTATATCTTTTATTTTTACTCCTGGTACATATATTGGTAATATTATTTTTCTATAATTATGATTTTTCATAGCATTAATAATCGGATTTACTACTCTCTCTTTATACATTGTCTTTATAGCTTCTTCTCTATATGTATACTCTTGTATTTCTTCATCTTCATCTAACATAGTCAATATTACATTTCTTACCCTCTCTGGTCTTAAATTGCAGTTCTTGCAATTAAAAACTAATAATGCACTTCCTCTTAAAATTCTTATAAAGTTATCACATCTACAATCACATTCTTTATGCCAGATGCCCTTTTTTATCTTTATTCTTTTATTCATATAGTCCCTCCAATTCCTTTTCAGCTAATTTAATTGCTTCCAATGTGCTATATCCCTTTTCTATGTATTTCTTAGCCAGTTCGACTAATTCTTTGTATCTTGCTAATATCAAGCTATCACTCCCTTATAAATCTAATAGTACTTTAAAAATAGCCTCAAATATTGTAGTTGGTATGCTATTTCCAGCTTGTTTATATAATGCTCTTTTGCTATTCACTTTAGCTGCGTTATTATAATCTTCATCAGAATAGCCTTGTAATCTCCAGCACTCTCTATCTGTAAGAAATCTGTACTTATTATTTCCTAGATCAATAACTTGTGCTGGGCATCTATCTTGTCTTTCAGTAATGGTATAGGCAAAATCTTTTATAACAGTTGTTCTTTTTATCGTGCCTGCTTTACCTATACCTCTTAAAATGCTTGGTTGAGTTACTGTATACTCTTCACTAACTTCATCTTCTAAAAAGTCTGATAGTGGTCTTAATTGTTTTCTTTGTAGTTCCATGAAATTAAAATATGTTCCATCTAAACAACTTATAGTAAACACTCTATCTCTATTTTGAGGTAATCCAAAATCCATAGCATTTAATATTTCAAATGAATTTGTATAACCTAGTTTTTGCATTTCTTCCAAATATCGATTAAAGTTTTTTATCATATGCTTTGATAAAACATTTTTTACATTCTCCCAAATAACTACTCTAGGCTTCCATATCCCCATTTGCTTTATTATATTAATCGTTTCCCACATTAAGCTTGATTCTGTTCCACTTCCTTCATCTGCTCCTTGTTGTTTACCTGCAATACTAAAGCTCTGACAAGGTGAACCATGAATCAGTATATCTGGTTTAAGATTCCAGCCTCTTACATCTTGAGTTTTATATTCTAATTCATTTTTGAATATCTCATTATAGCTTCTAACAGCTTTTTCATCTATTTCTATGTAATCTATTGCTTTTACTGGTACTCCTAGATTTCTAAGTGCTACTCTAGGGCTTCCAATTCCTCCGAATAGCTCTAATATCTGTAACATGTTGTCACCTCCTAAAAGAATGTCAGTTTATTATATTTCACTTGAGCTCCAATCATTTTTTCACTTAATCTACTACTAAGTAATTTCTTATATCTCCGTTTTTAAAATATATTT